TGGTGATGAAGGCTTGGAGGAATGGGGGCCGGGGATTGTAAATAAATGGTCGCAGAAATGGAAAACTGAACTCGCCAAATTGGAACGAAAGTTAAAAGGGCAAATACACGACGCCGAGTTACCTTTCATCGAAGGAAGGAAGGGTTATTTCGGGGCGCAGAGTACGCGCGGCACACTCGACGCAAATTTGCGGGAAGCCGAAGAGTGGTTGTCGCAAGTTGTTTCGAAGAACTCGGTCGGGAAAAAGCAGCTAAACGTCCCCATCGGCAGAACCTCCGACGGTCGAGCATATGCGCGAAGCGGACTCGATAAGGGCACACTCGACGCAAATCGCGGTATCTTTCTTGCGAAAAACTCGCCGATTCGGACAATCATTCACGAGTACGCGCACCACATCGAATTTGGTAAATTTACTAAGCGCGCGCGTGAGTTTCTTCTGAAGCGCGCGAAAGCCGACCCGAAGGGGCGGCAACAAATGAAAAAGTTATTTCCAAATTACAACTACAAAGCCTCAGAGTACGCATGGGAAGACGACTTTTTGTCTACATACATGGGTAAGGATTACGGAGACAGGGCAACCGAAATTATTTCAATGGGTATCGAACAAATGTTCGCTAACCCGGCAGCACTTGCGCGGGGCGACCCGGAATACTTTCGTTTTATAATGGACATTTTGAAAGGCATATAACTTGTTGAAGCTAAAAATGGATAACGGCGTAACGTTGATAATTCGCGCGGGCGACATTACCGACGATAGCGACGGCGGATATGGCGAGATAGCAGAACGGCATTTGCAATCGTTCCCCGGCGGCTTCTCGATGGGCGGGCATGATCCCGATCCAGAAATGACGCAAGCGCGAAATCTTAAAGAGGCTTTCGGCGGTGAAATCATCGCGGCGAAGGACAGAAAGACGCCGATCGCGCCACCGGAGGCGGTGAATTAGTGCGGCGGGTGCGGCTTCCGGAGAATTAGACGTTAGGATTCGAAGCGGTCTTCTGATACGATCGCGCGCGTCGGTTGTCCTGTCGGTCGACCGCAAAAAACACCACCACCATAACAGCGGCGACCGATCGCGGTCGCGTCGGAGAATTGAAACATGGCACTAAAAGCAATTATTTCCGCGAGCGCGCACGACGAGTTGGGCGAGTCAATTCAGCCGGAGTACGCCAAGGGCGACGACGGTCGGTTCTATTTGTCCGTCGATCCTGTCGACGGCTATCGGCTGGAAGACGTTTCCGGGCTTCGGTCGGCACTCGAACGCGAACGGGAAAACGCACGAACGGCGAAAGCATCGGTCGACGCGTTCGGCGATCTAACGCCGGACGCCGCGCGGGCGGCTATTGCTAAGGCGGAAAAGTTGTCCGGCGACATTTCAGAAACGGACAAATTCCGCGACGCTATCGCAGCGCGCGAGGCGCAATTCGTCGAAAAGCACACGGCGGAAATTACATCGGAAAAAGAAAAATCAGGTCAGTTAATGGGACAACTCGAACGACATCTTATCGACGCGGCGGCTACGGCGGCAATCAACGCGTCTAAGGGGAACGTTCGGTTACTTTTGCCTCATGTACGCGGAGCGGTTCGCATGATTGAAGGCCCGCACGGCGATTACGTCGCGCAGGTCGTCGACCCGGCGACAGGCGTTCCAAAGGTCACGCTTAAACCGGGTTCACAAGACCCGATGAGCGTCGCCGAACTTGTCGACACCATGAAAGGTAGCGACGATTTCGGGTCGGCTTTCGCGGGAAGCGGGAACCGTGGCTTAGGAACGCACAGCGACGACGGACAAGGCGGAAGAAGTGGCGGTTCGCCGCGAACTATATCGCGGTCGGATCAAGACGCGATCGACTCGAACTTCGAGAAGATAGCATCGGGCGAAGTTACGGTCGTTGATTAGTCGACAAAGTCGGCGGCGATCGTGCGGAGCAAGGGAAGTCGAGCGGCGGGAAGCCGCTCAGAACGCGTAGAGGCGGGAAGCCGATTCGTACCCGGTTATAAGGCAGTAGAAAAAGGGTTCAAATCATGGCTAATAGTCTCTCAAACATCATGCCGAAGATTCTAGCGCGAGGCTTAATGGCTTTGCGACAGGTCGTCGTTATGCCTCGACTCGTTAACGGGTCGTATTCAAGCGAAGCCGCCGAAAAGGGCGACACGATCGACATTCCGAAGAGCGTCGCGGTTACAACTTCCGCCGTCGCGCCTTCAAACACACCGCCCGCCGGTTCGGACACGACACCGACAAAGGTTCAAATCGCGCTCGACAACTGGCAACAGAACGACGCGTTTTACTTGACCGACAAAGAGCTAACCGAGGTCGATCGGAATAAGCACTTCGTCCCGATGCAAGTTTCCGAAGCTGTTAAGGCTTTGGCGAGCGATGTTAACAACGACATTATGCAAGAGTACAAAGGCGTTTACGCGGCGGTAGGAACTGCCGGAACAACGCCGTTTGCCTCAGACGCAACGTCGATTATCAGCGCGCGCGGCGCGCTGCACAAGATGTTAGCACCGCGAAACGATCGGCGTTTCGTTCTTGACGTCGACGCCGAAGCGAACGCACTTGCATTGGCTACATTTTCGGACTTCGAGAAGACCGGCGACGCCGCCGTTAAGATTGAAGGCGAAATGGGCAGAAAGTACGGGTTCGATTGGTTCTACGAAGACGACGTCCTAACCCATACCGCCGGAACGATTGATAACGGGTCCGGCGCGGCAACTTGCCTAGTTAACGTCGCACTTGCGGCAGGGGCAACGACAATGAATGTCGACGGTAGCACCCTTACGGGAACAGTTGTTCAAGGCGACCTCTTCTCGTTTGCCGGACTAACCGACAACGGCGTAAGCGGAACGGCGCATTTCGTCGTAACGAATACGTCCGCCGTTACGGCGGCCGGCGACGCCATGACAGGTATTACATTTGCTCCGGCTCTTCCCTCTATCATTGCAGATAACACCGTCGTAACGTTTGAGGCTTCCCATGTTGTAAACATGGCGTTCCATCGCGACGCTATCGGCTTCGCAACTCGCCCGCTTGTTTCGAATACGCTCGACGTTGCCTTGGGTTCGGAAATTATGTCGATGCAAGACCCGCAGACCGGGCTTGTTCTTCGACTTGAAGTTTCGCGCCAACACAAGCGCACGGCTTGGGAATTTGATATTCTGTGGGGCGCGAAGTTGATTCGCCCGGAACTTGTTTGTCGCGTTCTCGGTTAGTTGTTTATAGATCGCCGTCACGGGTAGCCCGTGACGGCGACTTCTCAATCTGGAAGGTCGCCGCTATGCCTCAAGAAAACGTTATTACGGTCGTCGATAAGTCTGGCACGGTTTACGTTATTTGCGAATCGGATTTCCCCGAATATGAAGCGAAGGGTTTTTCGATTGTGACCGAAGGCGAGAAGCCAAAGGCGGCGAAGAAGAAGGCGAAGAAGAAGGCGGCGAAAAAAACACCGACCGCGCCGAAGTCGGACAGGCTCGAAACGCGCTCGCTCGCAGAGTTAAACGTTATTGCCGACGACGAAGACCTCGATCTTCCCGCAAAGGCGAAGCGCGCGGCAATCATTAAGGCAATTCGCAAGGCGCGCGGCGCGCAGTAGCGCGAGGAAAGGTCGGTAAATGGCAATCACGGTTGAAGACGGAACAGGACTCGCGGCGGCGGATTCGTATTTGTCGGTCGCCGACGCCGACACCTATCACACGAAGCACGGCGCGTCGACTGACTGGTCGGGCGCGTCCACCGCGACGAAGGAAGAGGCGTTGAGAATCGCGACCCAATATTTAGACGTCGTATATAGTCGTCGTTGGATTGGCGTTCGTCAAGTTGAAACGCAATCGCTCGCGTGGCCGCGTTGGCAAGTTGTCGATTACGACGGGTTCACGATAGGCGACGACGAAGTTCCTTCGCAATTGGAAGACGCAACGGCGGAACTTGCCGTTCGTCATATCACGGAAACGGGCGGATTGCTTCCGGACATTGCATCGCCCGGAACGATTCAAAGCGAGCGAACCGGCATCGGTCGCGGCGCGGTGACGACGTCGAAGACGTTTGTCGGCGGCAAGTCGCAGATTAAACAGTTTCGCAAGGTCGAACTATTGCTTCGCGACTTGTTGGTCGCCAGTAGCGGGGAGATTGCGCGCGCGTGAGTGTTTTAGATACAACTATTCCGGGCGAGGTCGTTACGATTCTCGACGAGTTCGGCGCAAACGTTACATTACAGGCGCGATGGACGACGGGCGAATATTCAGTCGCGACGGGCAAAGTTACGACGACTTCGCCAGTAACCGGGACGGTTAAAGCGTCGCCGTTGTTCTCGTTTCGCCCCGACGAGGTCGACGGCGCGCTCGTTCAATTCGGCGACGCGCAAGCGGTCATATCGGCGACACTTCCGACAGGCGTCGAGGAAGACGAGCTAACCGGCGGTCGCTTAATAAAGAGTGGAACGACTTGGCAGATACTCGGGTTTGAGAAGATCGAAAGCGGCGCAAGTGTCGCGGCGTATATATTGCAATTGAGAAGGTAGGGCCATGATTACGGGAATTGAAAAATTCAATCGCGATCTAAACGCAATATCTAAGGGGTTACTCCCGGAAGAGGTCGCACTTGTTCAAAAGAAGATTTCGTTCGATATTCTGAAGTCGGTTGTTGAGCGAACGCCGGTCGATACCGGTCGCGCGCGTGGCGGTTGGCAAATTTCTATCGGGTCGCTACCTGTCGTTGCGCGCAAGGCGAAAGATAAGAACGGCGCAAAGACTATGTCGGATGGTGCGGCGAAACTTTCCAAACTTCCGAGCTATCAAATAGTTTTCATTTCGAACGCGGTCGAATATATCGAAATTTTAGAGAACGGCGGATTCGTTCCGCGTAATCCGGGGCCGACAAAAGACTTCAAGCGGCGCAAGGTGTCCGAAGGCTCGGTTCTCGTTCGCAACGGGTTCTCAGTACAGGCACCGGGCGGGATGCTCGCAATTTCAATTGAAAGCGCGCGCCTGAAATTTGGGGCGATTTAATGCCAGTTGCAACGGACGTAGCCGTTACGAATTTCTCGACGTCGCTCGATACATTTCTCGACACGCTGTCGGCGGTCGACTCGGCTCGGCAATGGCCGAACGCGCCGTTTGATTTGCCGAACGTCGACGGGTTGAGTGGGTCGGCTACGGTTTGGGCGGCGGTTTCGTTCCAAATGGGCGACCGGGTTGTCTTGGAGTTCGGCACGAATCCGACATTCAGGACGGCGGCGGTTGTGACGGTCCAACTTTTTACGCCCGCATTCACGGGCGAAGGGAACATTCGCGCTGTGGCGGAGTTGCTCCGCGCGAATTATGAAGGGAAATCTATCTCTTCTGGTAGTATCCGAATAATGAACCCGCGAGTTATTACCGTGGGCGAACGTTCGGGTTGGTGGCAAGTAAACGTCGAACTGCCTTTTCGGTTTGACTCACTAAAGGGGTAGAAAAAATGGCTAGAGCAGATTCATCGATGATGGACCTCGCGTACTCGGAAGAAACGACGTATGCGACGGCACCGACAGGGAATTATACGCGGTTTAGAGTTACGGGCGAAAGCCTTAAACAAGATACTTCGACCGCTATCTCGGCGGAGATTCGGAACGACCGACAAGTTTCGGACGTCGTCCGAACTAACATTTCGGCGAGCGGCGACGTTAGCGTCGAACTGAGCTACGGCGCACACGACGATTTATTCGAAGCGGGGTTGTTGTCCGCTGATTGGGTCGCAGAACTTGCCGTCGATGTCGCCGATACCGGTATTTCGGCGTCGACGGTGGACGACTCATTTAATCACACGTCCGCATGGGGGAATGACCCGACTACCGGTCGATGGATCAAGGTTTCGGGATTCGCAGACGCGGCGAATAACGGTTACTTCAAAGTAACCGGCACTGTTACGACGCAGAAAATTTTAGTCGCCGACGCGAGCCTTACGACCGTTGTCGCGGGTCCGGCAATTACAATTACGCAAGGCGCGTACATCCAAAACGGAACGGAATTCCGTTCGTTCGCGATCGAAAAGCAATTCACCGACCTAACGAATGAATTTCAATCTTACCTCGGCATGGTCGTTGACGGTTTCACGATTAACATTGCGACCGAGTCGTTGATTAACGGTTCGTTCTCTTTCATGGGTAAGAGTTGTACCAGCGCGTCGGCGTCGGCTGGAACGTTTGTCGACAACTCGGCCAATGAAGTTATGAATGCTATAGACGACGTCTTCGCGATTTCGGAGGGCGACGCCGACATCGGCAACGGATCAACTGTTGTCGGGGCATCGTTAACGATTGCCAACAACATGCGAACCCGAATGGCTGTCGGCACTTTGGGCGCGGTCGATGTCGGAAAGGGAACGTTAAACGTTACCGGATCGCTTC